CGGCGGAATTGGTGGATAACACCCTGCCTATCATGCGGGGCTTTTGTCAGGTCAAGCAGGTGTACCTCCAGAAGGAGAAATACGCCGACATCGAACTCGTGTTTTTTGGTGGTGCCGTAGACCTCAAGACAGCCATCGGCGACGGGATGCTCTCCGACCTCGACCTCTCGGCGGCTGAACACGAGCTCAACATCACCAATATCCAGAACTCGTGGGGCAGCACCAACCCCTACCCATTCGACGGGACCATCCGTTACGGCCTCATCGACAAGGGTTTCAACTGGAGCTTTCCAAGCAATGCGCCGTGGGATGCGCAGGATGGAATGTGGCAAGGAGAGCTCACGCCCTTCATCCAAGTCAAAGAACTCTTTGATACTATCATGGACGAGGCAGGCTTCACCTACGATTCGACGTTCTTCGATACGACAGGTGGGGGCAACTTCTCGGCTATGTACCTCCCAGCCTACAACGGCAGTCAGACGTTGAGCGGTGTCGAGTTCTTGGACAACACCGTGGCCGCAGGTATCACAGCCAACATCACGGGAGCGCACACGCTCACCAAGATGCTCCTCTACGACACCATCACGGGAGGAAAAGACCCCGAGGACAACTTCGCCAACGCCGTCGGGGGAGGTGTAGGCCACCGCTATACGGCACCTTATACGGGCTACTACAGCGTCAAGGTGCACACCGCATACGCTCAACAAGGGTCAGGGAGCCCTCATATCAAAATCTACCTGTATAAAAACGGCTCGCTCTTGGAGACCTTGGTCGACGACCAGCTCTTCTACAACCAAGAGAAATTCCTCGACCACGTCTTCGACGGGTCAGGTATCGGGACGGGGTTGAGTGGGCCTGCCATCCTGCTCGAAAGCGGCGACTACCTCGAAGTGTGGTACGAGACATCGGGCTCGGCAGCACGCATCTACGCCTTGAGCCCTGCTACCAGCACAGGCGGAATCGGCAATATCTGGACGACATCCTTCGAGGTCTTTGCTACGAGCCAAGCCTTGAGCGGCATCGACGTAGACATGGCCCTCAATATGCCCAAGATGAAGCAAATCGACTTTGTCCTCGGCTTGCAGAAGATGTTCAACCTCGTCTTCATCCCCGACAAGAACATCCCGAACCACCTGCTCATCGAACCTTTCAGCGACTACACCGCGACGGGTACGGCGAAGGACTGGAGCGACAAGGTCGACTACTCCAAGGACGTGATCATCCAGCCCACCACCGACCTCCAAAAGAAAGAGTACAAGTGGACCTACAAGGCGGGCACGGACTTCATATCGGACGCTGTCCAAAAGTCGCTTGACAGGGTCTATGGCGAATACGAGGTGACGGATCCGGGCAACGACTTTGCCGCGGGCGAGCATACGGTGGAGACAACCTTCGGGCAGTACATGACATCCCTCATCCCGGGCTCTGCCTTTCCTATTCACCGCAGCCTGCTATCTGACGGGTCGGGAGTCAAAGACCCGCTGCCCATGATTGCGTACTGGCACGGACTGTCGGAAGGCTTTGGCTTGTGGTACCTGCGCAATGATGTCGGAGTCGAAGCGTCTTCGTACTATTTCCCTTCGTTCTCTAATTACTCCACGAGCTACGCTGACATCGGAGACAAGGATTTGAACTACGGCATGGAGCAGTCGTTCATCCCCGTAGACCTCCCGCCGTGGCGTACCCTCTACTTCACCTACTGGGCGCAGTACGTCAAAGAACTCTACTCGGAGGAGGCACGCATCATGAAGTGTACCATGAGGCTCTCCAAGGGCGACCTCGCGACCTTTGAGTTCTCCGACCGCATCTACATCCGTGACTCGTACTGGAGGGTTCTCAAGCTCTCCTACGATGCCAACGTCGAGGGTGTGTGTCAGGTGGAACTCATCAAGGAACTGTCCGACGTGACCATCTGCGCCGATACCCCCACGGGATATGACGACCGCTACAACTTCATCCTCTTCAACTCTTCGACCTCGGGGTCTCCCGACTTCGGTTCGGAGGAGTGCTGCAAGCTGTACGGCTACGACTGGGTCACCATTCCCGTCGGGGTGCCAGGGGGTACGTCTCCGATGGGCATCTGCAAACCCAAGAACCAAACAACCCAACCACAATGAAAGACCCTCGGCACATAATGCCCGCGATTGACTTGCTCCAAGCAAACAAAGTGAAGAAGACCCTGCCTTGGTGGTTGGTGCCTTTGGACTACGCCCTCGCGGTGGCATACCTCGCGGCATTCTTTGGTGTGTGTGTGTTCCTTCTTAAAGCTCTACTGTCATGGCTGTAAGCAAGCAGGAGGTCATCTTTGAATTCAATACCGAGACGGGAGGTGTGGACAAGACCTTGGTCGATCTCGGAAAAAAGCTGGACCGTTTAGCTGACGCAATCGAGATTATGTCCGAAGAATTCTCGAATGCGGCAAGAGCAGCCGAGGAAGTAACCGAAGCAGCCGAAGAAGCGGCGGTGGCGACGGAGGACATAGGCAAAGAAGCCAAGAAGTCGGGCGGATTCCTGAAGAAGGCGGGCAAGCTGGGGGCCGATGGCTTCAAGTTAGTAGGCACGGCAATCGCGGCCACGGGGCTCTTGGGTCTTGTGACCAAGGTGCTCATGCCTATCATCGACGCATTCCTCGAAAACAAGAAAGTCGCCGACACCTTGCGCGTAGCGATGGCAGGCATCGGTGCCGTCATCGACACCATCATCGACCTCACGGGGCCACTCGTAGACCGTCTCTTTGCCGCCTTCAGCAATCCCAAGCAGGCTGTCATCGACCTCAAGAACGCCATCAAGGAAAACATCGAGACACGCATCGAGGGCTTGTTGGAACTCTTTCCTCGGTTGGGTGATGCTATCAAGGCGGCATTCAGCGGGAACTTTGCCGAAGCCGGAAAGATTGCTGCCGACGCGATGGGTCAGGTCGTGCTTGGAGTGGAGAACGTCACGGACAAAGTAGCGGACGCGGTCGATGCAGTCATCGAATACAAGGACGAGTTCATCGCTACAGTCGGTGAACAGGTACAATCGGCCACGGCTTTGGAGCGTGCTATGATTGCCTTGGACGATCGTCAGCGCGACCTCAATGTACGCACGGCTGAAGCTACGGCTGCCGTGGAAGAACTCAAAAGACAACGCGACGACGAACGTCTTTCCATCGAGGAGCGTATCGCTGCCGCAGAACTTGCCGCAGAGATTGACCAAGAGCGTGCCGATGAGCAGGTGGCTATTGCCGAGGAGCGTGCCCGATTGTTGCGTCAAGAAATCGAACTGCAAGGAGAAACGGAGGAAAGGCTCGATGCTTTGGCAGAGGCACAAATTGCTGCCGCCGACGCTCGTGCTACAAGCGCAGGCGTTCAGACCGAGCTCACCACGTCGCTCATCTCATTGGACAATGAACGCCTCGCGCAACTTCAAGAGATTGCAGACGCGGAGAAGGAACGAGTCGACGGCATCATCGAGCGTCAGACGGAAATCGACCTCATCTTGGCAACGGCCCAACAGCGTGAAGAGGCTGCCCTGCTTCAATGGTATGAAGAACAAAAGAGGTTGGCCCGCGAAAATGGGCAAATCTTGGTTGGATTGGAAGAGGCGTACGAAAAGCAGAAATCCGAAATCCGGGACAAATACAATGCGGAGGACTTGGCAGGAGAGCAGGCTATCACCGACGCAAAATTTCAGCTCGCATCCAATTCTCTTGCCGCCTTGCAAGCTCTCACCACCGCATTCGCGTCCAAAGATGAAGCAAACGCTGAACGACAATTCAAAATTCAAAAGGCGTTGAGCTTGGCGAGCGCGACAGTCAGTAGCACCGAGGGGGTCATCAATGCATATAAAACAGCACAGGGCAGCCCATACACTCTTATCAACCCAGCATACCCAGCAATTCAAGCGGGGTTGGCGGCTGCCTTTGGTGTGGCACAGATTGCGACTATCGCTCGCAGCAAATATGAAAGCCCAGCACAACCCAGTGCAGAAGGCGCGGCGAGTGGCACGAGCATAGCGCGGTCCGTGCGGGATACGAACATTCAAGTGCCGACCCTCGACCTCGGATTCCTCGGAGCAGGAGCCGGGCAAGACCAACCTGTCCGGGCGTATGTCCTCGCGGAGAACGTGAGCAATGCCCAACAAGCAAACCAGAAAATCAAAGACCAAACCCTCATCGGATGAGAATCGTAGAACTAATCATCGACGAAGAGGCGGAGCTGTACGGCATTGATGCCATCAGCATCGTCGACCGTCCCGCCATCGAGCTCGACTTCATTGCCTTGAAGGAGCAAAAGCTGGCCTTTGCCGAGGCCGATGCCGACAAGCACATCCTACTCGGCCCTGCCCTTGTACCTGATAAACCCATCTACCGACGCAACGGGGAGGACGAGTTCTACGTCTACTTTTCGAAGGGCACGGTGCGCAAAGCGTCGGAGCTGTACCTCAAGCACGGCAACCAAGCCAACCACACCCTCGAACACGAACACAAAATCAACGGCCTCACCGTCGTAGAGTCGTGGATCGTGGAGAACAAAGAGAAGGACAAGTCGGCCCTCTACGGGTTGGACGTGCCTGTGGGGACGTGGATGGTGGCCGTCAAGGTCGACAACGATGCCATCTGGCAGGAGTGGGTCAAGGAGGGCAAGGTCAAAGGCTTCAGCATCGAGGGATACTTCGCCGACAAGATGAAGAAGAACTCCGAGGACGAGATGCTTGCAGAGCTAACCCGTGCCATCGTCAAGCAGGATGCACGCACCAAGAACGGCAAGCGCGTCGTGATGGAATCCTACGATGACTATCCCGAGGCGGTGCGTAACAATGCCAAGCGTGGCATCGAACTCAACGAAAAGAATGGCAACAAGTGTGCCACGCAGGTGGGAAAGGTGCGGGCGCAACAGCTTGCCAACGGCGAACCCGTCTCTCTGGAGACCGTCAAGCGCATGGCCTCCTACCTCGCACGAGCGGAGGAATACTACGACCCAAGCGACACGTCGGCGTGCGGGACTATCTCATACTTACTGTGGGGAGGCAAGGCGGCCCAACGGTGGGCAGAAGCCAAACTCAAAGAGGAACTGTGGAGTGCCTTGAAAAAAACGCTTGACGAACTTCAGGATTGACCCCTCGAAAAGGTTATACAATAAAAGCCACTCTCATGACTATCACAGAACGCGTGCAGGAGGTCTTCAACAAGTTCAACGTCAACCTGACGGTGACCGAAGCCCCACGCACCGAAATGGCCGAGGCCGCCCTTGAAAACGGGACGGTCATTTACACGGACGCTGAAGCCTTCGCCGAAGGTGTCGAGGCGTACATCATCAACGACGAAGGCGAGAAGATTCCATTGCCTCCCGGCGACTACACCTTGGCCGATGGCCGCGTGGTGGTTGTGGGTGAAGGCGGTGTGGTATCTTCCGTTGCTGAAGCTCCCGAAGAGGAAGCCCCCGCAGAAGAGCCCGCCCAAGAGGTGGAGGCATCTGAAGAGGTGACCGAAGAGGTGGAAGTGGAAGCAGAGGAGGAAGAAAAGCCCGCCTACGTCACCAAGGAAGAGGTCGAGGAGATGATCAAGGCCGCCCTCGAATCTATCGAGGACAAGGAAGAAATGTCTGCCGTGAACCCCGAAGCACCCAAAGCCGAGAAGGTAGAGGAGAAGGTGGAAGAGGTCGTGGAGGAAGTGGCAGAAACGGAAGCAGCCCTCGAATTGGCTGCCATCAAAGCAGAACTCGCAGACCTGAAGAAGCAGGCCGCCGAAGCGGGCTTGAAGCACAAAGCACCAAGCGTCCGCCACGAGCCTCTCGACTTGTCTAAACTTACTCTCACGGAGCGCGTCGCCGCCCTCCACAATCAATTCTCTCAGAAATGAGCAAATATCAATTCGCCAACGCCAGCATCGGCACCGGCTCCTACGCAGGTGAGGCGGCCCGCCCATATGTGGCGGCGGCTATCCTGTCCGCAGACACCATCGCGAACAACTATGTGAGCGTGTTGCAAAACGTCCACTCTGTCGCACAGCTCCGCAAATTCAGCGGTGTGAACATCGCCGCACAGACGTGTGGTTTCACGCCAGGTGAATCTGGTCCTTTGACTTTGGAGAGCGTCGCCTTGACCACCGCTCCGTTGCAAATCAACGAGCAGGTGTGCAACAAAGACCTCCGCGCTACATGGGAAGGTATGCAGATGAACGGCCAGAACTCTGCCGCTCCTGCCGACTTCACGACCTACGTCGCCCAGTACGTCGCAGCAAAGACGGCCGAAGCCATCGAAATCAACTTGTGGGGTGGAAACTTTGACCCTACCGATTCTTCATTGACTGGTGGTGGCATCTTGGGTAGTGCTTACGACGGCTTGTGGCACCACATCGTGGACGCTGAAGCCACTCTCGGATACGACGCAGAGGTGGCCGGTGCTTTCACCGCTGACGCTGATGCGACTACGGGTATCTTGACGCACTTGCAGGCCGTGGTGAACAACGCTCCAAGCGACATTCAGGCCGATGCCAATGCCGTTATCTACCTCTCTCGCAAGTCGTTGTTCTTGCTCCAGCGCGCTATGGCTGGCACGAGCATCTTCCAAGCTAACGGCTCGGACACGACTGGATACGCTGCCGCTGCTTACTCTCCTACGTTTGTGGGTGAGGCTCGTCCTTTGACCTACATGGGCTTCCCCATCGTGGCTGCCTCTGGATGTCCTAACGACACCGTGCTCTTCTGCAACCCCAACCAACTGTACTTCGGCACCGACTTGTTGACCGACCACATCAACGCGAGCATCTTGAACTTGCGCGACGTGACGGGTGACGACGTCACGCGTGTCATCATGCAGTTTTCTGGTGGAACGCAGATCGTGGACGCTGGTTCTTTGGCTGTCGCACGCCGCACTTCCTAATTGACAAACCGAGCGACGGGGGGGCTTCGGCTCCCCCGAACCTCACAAACCCCCTGAATCATGGCTTGTAGCCTCACACTAACTGGTCGCTCGCTTCCATGCCGCGATGCCCTCGGAGGGGTCAAGAAGGTTTGGATTGCCACGTCGTTCAACGCCGACGCTACGGTGTCGTTTGTCGAGGGTATGTGGGATGCGGTTGCCTCGGGTGAAATTCCTGATGCCTCTGCCGCCCTCATTCTCAAGGACTACGTTTCGCCCAAGAACAGCTCCAGCCTCACGCAAACGGTGAACGCTTCCGTCGAAAATGGCACGGTGTTCTACTCGCAAGTTCTCTCTCTCGTGTTGAACAAGCCCGTCGCGGCCGACATCACCGAGATTCAAAACTTGGCAAAGGGTCGCCTCGCTATCGTCGTCCAAGACAACAACGACAACTACTTCGTCATGGGCCACATCCGTGGCGCAGAGTTGACGGGTGGCACGATTGCTTCCGGTACGGCTCTCGGAGACCTCAACGGGTACACCTTGGAGTTCACGGCAGAGGAGGCCATCCCTGCTCCGTTCTTGGACTCTACGGGTGCGAACCTGACCTTCACGACTACCGCATAAGGGCACGACCTTATGACCGCATAACAAGGAGGGGGAGGGCGCAATGCTCTCCCCTTTTTGGTTCAAAGATGATACACCTCACACCCAACTCCGGCACCAACGACATCTACGTCTCGCCCTACCAGAGCCGTAAGTTTCTCGCGTCGTTCACCTACTACCTGCTCGTCCTTGAAAACCAAGCGACGGCGGCCTCTTTTGCGTGCATCTTGAACACCTCCGTGGATAACGAACGCTACACGCAAGCGCTGTTGCCTACCAACAACGACGACCCCGTCAATGGCGAGTTGCTTATCACCGAAAGCGGTCTCTACACCTTCAAGATTTGGGGCCAAAACTCCGACACGAACCTCGACCCGACTGACGCGTCGGTGGTAGGCATCTGCGAGGTGGGGGCGTGCAAGGTCAGCGACGAGCCTGCGTGGACAATCCCGTCGGTGTCGATTCCGGACAACGTCATATATTACGAGTGAAATGGAACTACTGAAGCTAAAAGAATACCAAGAACGCTCGTACGCCGAGATTCCCAGCCACGAAGGGTGGGTGCAGTATGGCGACGACAACCTCTTCCCGCAGTACCTCATCGACCTCTACAAGTCGAGCGCGACGCACAACGCCCTCTGCACTTCTATCGCCATGATGATTTTCGGCGACGGTGTACAGGCAAACACGTTGGACGCGCGGCTCAAGATTGAAGAGTGGGGGCTGGACGATGAAATCCGCAAGGCGTGCGTAGACCTGAAGATTCAAGGCGGCTTCGCTTTGGAGGTGGTGTACAGCATCGACCGCACGACCATCTCCAAGGTACGGCATTGCCCCTTCGAGAACCTCCGCTCGGGTGAGGTCGACGAGGATGAGCAATGCCATTGGTACTGGTACTCCAAGGATTGGGCGGACAAGCGCGAGGAACCCATCGCAGTCCACGCCTTCGATCCTTCCATGAAGAACGAGCACCCGACGCAAATTTTGTACGTCAAGCCGTTCTCTCCCGGTTCCTACTACTACCCCAAGCCCGACTATATCGGTAGCATCGATTACATCGAGCTCGACAAGGAAATCGGGAAGTACCACATCAACAACATCAAGAACGGCCTCGCCCCTTCGTTTACGATTCACTTCAAAAACGGGGTGCCCGCAAGCGAGGAGCGACGCAAGATTCGCAACGACATCGAACGTCAACTTGCAGGGGCTACCAATGCGGGCAAGTTTATCGTCACATACTCGGATTCACCCGAGAGGAAACCCGATTTTGAGCCGTTCCCGCTCTCGGATGCTGACAAGCAATACCAGTTCCTTTCGACCGAAGTGTCGGACAAAATCATGATTGGACACCGCGTGGTGTCTTCGGCCATGTTTGGGGTCAAGACGGCGGGACAGCTTGGCAATACGCAAGAGCTGGAAATCGCAT